GGGAAAGGAGTTGTTTCATGTTTTTGTTTTTAAAAGTTTCTTGATATAACTAACCATTTTGCACCGTTTGATAAAATTGTAATACTTTGTCCTGATGACAACTGATTAATTGTTGTACTTGTTTTTGTATATGGTTTAATTGATGTAAATGCCATATCCCAAGCATTGTCGCTAATGTTTGAAATTGTAATAACCCTTCCTGTATTAGATGTTGCTGAATCTAAAAATTCTTTTGTTGTAGTACCACTACCAGCACTTGTATTTTCAAATATATATATTGATGTTCCAGCAGCAATTACATCAAAATCATTAACACCTGTACCAGTTTCAATTTGATAACCTGAATAATATGTAGCACCACCAACTGTCAATGTATTACTTACTACTACGCTTGAATCAAAATTAATTATACCACTTTGATTAAGAATAGGCGAATTATCAATTCCATCTGAACTTGTAAATAAAGCTATATATCCTGAAGTTCCAGAGCCTTTAATTACATCAAGACCGTCTTCGGTAATTGCACCATTAACTGCAAGAGTGCTGCCTAATGTGGCTGCGCCAGTTGCATTAAGTGTGCCGTTGACATCTAATGTATAAGAAGGAGTAGTATCATTTATACCAATTTTTTCGGAAACTAATAATCTACCTCTTACTGTTGGAGCAGTAGTATAACCTATTCCAACACCAACTCCTAATGTCATATTAGCAGTTTTCATCGATGCTCCAGTTGCATCAAGTGATGTTCCAGTTCCAAAAAATTCTAATTGCCCAGCACTTTGTGAGAGATATTGACCAGTATTTAATTTTTTTGCAGTTATTGCACCAATAGTATTATAATATATACCATCTTGGCTATTTACTCCAAATGTTATAGCTGGTGTATAAGTATTATTTGCACTATTTGTAGTCATTAAATGTAATCCAGAATTAATAAAACTTGGGTCATCATTATTTATAATTGCAACAATTGGTGGCTTACTTCTATTACCACTTCCTAGGTCACTTCCTTGCCAAGGCGCACCCTCATAACTCGTTAAAAACCAATCTTTATCATAAACACCATTTGCATTTGCACTTGTAAATCTATGAGTGCTTAATTGACCTGAACTGCTACTCATGGTTTGAGTAGTATTAAATGATGTATAATTAGTAGTAGATAATATACTTGCAGTTGATATTGTTGTTCCATTATCAATTAATGTAGAATTACCTAATGTACTTGTGCCAGTAAATTTAGGTAGATAATTTGTTGTTCCTGATAACAATGGTTGGTATGTCGATGCTGCAACACCAGTACGAAGGTAGTTGGTGAGCATTGATGTTGTGTCAGCCTTCCTTAAATAAGGAGTTAACATTGTCGCAGTATCTCCAGATACAATTCCTTGCAAATCAGTAAATGTACCAGTTACACTTCCACCATCTGTCTGGTTTAAAGTCAAGGTCTTTGTATCTGTACCAGTAAAAGCCAATGATGCTATCTTGTCATTGTAAGCCGTATTCCAATTGCTTTGACTTGCATTGGTTGGCAAAGAATAACCGTTACTAAAGGTCAAGCCAATATTCCCATTCGTGGTTATTGGACTATTTCCAACATCAAAACCAGTTGGCGCAGTCAACCCAACACTTGTAACCGAACCATTATCGGTAAAGTTTCCTGATACTGTCCCTCCATCTTGTTGGGTAAGGGTAATTGTCTTTGTTGTTGTGCCAGTAACCGCTAATGAATTTACCTTGTCATTATATGCCGTGTTCCAATTACTTGAATTATTTGTAATGGATGATGCCCAAGTTGAACCAGTTGACAAAGCAATTCCAGCATCAGGATAAACAGGGTTTCCAGCTTGAGCCGAACCAACCGAACCAATACCACTAACCGTAGCAACCGTATAATTGCTTCCAGATTTAAAAGAGGTTGAAACAATAGTAATCTTATTTGTATCAGTTAAATTATATTGGTCATTGTTTAAAAGTTGACCATTCCTAAAAACTAAAATGTATGCTTTTAGTTGGATTGGAAATTTAGATGTGACTGTCCAAGTTAAAATATTTGTTGTTGCTGGTTGATATTCTTGCTTTAAAATCTTTATAGTATCTCCACCAATAGCCACATCAATTGAATCTTGTAGCCTTGCATAAATCGTTGTCGTATCCAATCGTAATGTCCCAGTTGTTGTAATTGTCCCACCAAGTAAACCGAAGCCTGAACCTACACTTGTCACCGTGCCTGAACCTTTTGCATTAATTCTATTGGATAATGAAACCGTATCTGCTGGGTTTAACTTTGCTGCAAATCTTGATGTAAGGTTTAAAAGACTTGTATCTGTCAATTCCATTAAAACATTTAAATCTGCACTAACTGTACCAGTAGTTGTAATTGGATTTGGACTAACTGTTATTCCCGTACCACCTGAAATAGATGTTAAACTGCCACTCCCACCACCACCTGAACCAGCACCGCCACCGCGAGGGAAGATAACTGTATAATTTTCTCCAGCCTTATAAGCCGTTGAACCAATGACAACAGATGCATTGGTAGGTATGGTATATTGAGTAGGCAGTAGTATTTGTCCATTCCTATAAACTTGAACCACCGTAACTCCACCGACTACTAATGTATCACTTTGTGTCCAAGTCAAAGTTGAGGAAGAAACATTGGTAAAATCTTGCCGTGCATAAAATCTGCCACTTGTATCTGCATATGCTTTTGTTGCATAATTAGATAACATTTGTGATGTATCAGAAATGTTTAATTTTAAATTTAATCTTGCCTGAAGATTTAACAAACTTGTATCTGCCTTTCGTAGATAGGGCAAGAGCATATCTGTTGTATCTGCATATTTAACCCTTAATTCAATTCTATTGCTTAATGATGTCGTATCAATGGTTGAGCCTGATGGCAATTGATTCCAAACATTACTCGTAAAATCAAATGAATAAAATTTAAAATTAACCGTATCTAAAATAACCCATGCATTCTGATTGCTTGTTGGCTGAATAGAAGCCGTATCGCTCAATGAACCTCTCCAGACCAAACCATCTGCCGTAGTTTGGAAACCTAATCTTTGCTTGTTGCCTGTTGCTGGGTATTGGGCAAAAAGGCTGCACGATGCCAATAAAAAAAGGATTGAAGGCAGTTGTTTTTTACCCCCAATCCTACTAACTACTCCCCTAATTACTCGCAGTAAAACTTCTTGCACCACCGTAGTTCCAACGTTTTCCAACATTTTAAGAAACTTTCTTGGCTTTTTTTCTTTGATTTCTTTCATAAAACGACTCCTAATGATGTATAAATGTCATTGCTTATTTCTTCGTCATCATCATAACAAGTTGATGAAGGACAACCAATTGATGAAGGAATAAAGGCAGTTAACGAAAGGTAATTATCACACAAATAATCTTTTATCCTCTTTGCCTTTATCTGGATTCTTTGTAGCAAAGTATCCTGATAAAACTTTAAGCCATCAACCCCCACATTTTGCCCATATTCATTGTCTAAAGTATATAAACCGTTTGAACCCATCTGCATAACCATAAAGGGAGAAGCTTCATACAAAACTGCATTGGCACATAATGCTTTAAGTTGACTATCCCACAATTGCTGATATGCCGTTGATGTAAAAGCCGTACTACTTCCCTTATCAGCAACCATTGAATCATAAAGGGATAAACCAATTGCTGGAACAACCCATCTAAACTCGGCATCTTCAATATGTGGACTAATCAAGGCTTTGTCCAAACGTATGTCTGCTGGTGTTGGTCTTGCAACGCCACCGCTAATGACTTCACTCGGTTGTATTAGTTGGCTCATTTGTTGGGGTTGTTATTTCAATGGGTGCGTAACCCAATATTTCTCTCTTCTCGTCAATCGTTAAATTATTTTCAACCGCAATGTCTCCCATAAAAGAAACTGGTAAGGTATTTGAAATGCCAAAGGATACATCAGTAAAGGCATTATTGTATTGTGCAATTTCTTTTAGAAAAGGATTTATTATTCTACTTAATAATAGGTTTTGTCGTGGTTTGATGACCGTATTTTGCAAATATTCCATCTCTTGTCTTATCTGCTGATTACTTCCCAATTGACCACTTGTTGCAAAACCAGCCAATGACTTTGACCATCGATTAGCAATTACTATTGCACTTGCTGCAAGATTCTGAAGGTTTAAAAATTCACCTTCATTTTCCTTTGATGTTGGTATCCAGTTGGCTCTTAATTTCTCATCTCTTAAAACCTGAACAAACAATTTATGATTATTGCCCATTCCAGTAAACTTGGATTCAATACCATCAACTAACTTCTTTGCTTCATCTTTTGTCATTGAACCGAAAAATTGCAATAAGCCTGAAGGCATGAAACCATTTTCAAACTTACTGGTATTAAATCTTTGGATTCGATATTCCATCTCTGCCCACATCTTCGCCCCTATCCATTCAGGCAATCCAAAATAGAAATAACCAGCACTATACTGTTTTACATGAATGACCGCTCTTTCCGTGCCATCTTCAAATTGTTTAAATTCAGGGTAAATCGGTACTTCCCTAAATCCTTCACTTGCATATAAAGAACCATCAGTCGTTAACGGCACTTCTTCCCAATTGTCATAAATACCAACCGATTTTATAATCTGGTCTTGTGCTGCTTTCCTGATTCCTATGTAATAAACTGGGACATGGTAAATGTAACTAAAAGGTTGATTGCCAACCCTACCCCTAACAATTTCGGCAAAGCAATTGCCAAAGGCATCATAATCAAAGGCTAAAGCACTTAAGACCTCTTGAAGGTTTTGATTATGTAAATTGACAGATGAAATGACTTCTTCTATCTCGGTCAATGAATTATCAGATATTACTTCGCCTTTCTGTGAGGTGGTTAATAAGGTAGTAGATTTGCCTTTAATTGGAATAAAACCATCACCTACTACCATATTAGTTTTGTCCTCAACAATTCGTCTTAAAGTCGGTGAATTGTTTACAATCGCTATTAAACTCTTTAGAAAATCGTCCTTTTGGGTAAAAAATCTAACCCATTTTGCACCGCTAAAATCAAGTCTTTCTCTACTTGGCTCATTAAAAATATCCTCTTGCACCAACATAGTGTTCGAGGTATCCAATGTAACTGAAGCCAATAAAGGACTTTCGTCCCTTTTTGTTCTTCTATTCAGCCTGTTCGGTACTGCTTGTATCTTCTTGATTTGGGACATAAACTTTTTTCTCAAGGGTGAAAATAACGTGTTGGCTAACAGATACGGGGTTGGTGTTATACCAACCCCTTAACTCTGCTTGTGTAAAATCTCCGATAGTCTTACGAATTATTCCAGCCTTGCCCGTTGGGTCTGCTCCAACATACATTATAAACTTGCTTTTTTCTCTAACTATCATAATTCAATTTTTAATCTAAAAGACCCATTACGGTTTCACCGTTAACGATAAATCTTGCTTTGTTAGTCGTACGACAAGTTATAGTCAATGTCTCTTGATTGGAATCAGTAAACAATGCTCCAGAAACTCCTTCAGCACTCGTTAACCTTGCTGGTCTTTTCTTACCACCGATTGTCTCAACTCCCCAAACCCAATATAAACCAGTATTTTCAACGTGTACGCAAACCAAACCACAAGCCTGATTTGCCATATCTTGAATCAAGTTTCTTAACTCTTGGTCACGGCAATTGATTACACCAGTTAAGGACTGTTCGATTGCTACGGACAAAGTATCTGGGTCTTGTGTAACCGTTTCGGTAAATGCTCCTGAATTTTCACGAAATTCAACTTCGTAAAAAACGGAAGCCGTTGATGTCATGGTAATTGCCGTACAAGCTGCACTTGCATTCGTTGATATTGATGAAACTTGATTTGCGTTTGCAATATAAAGTTTACCAATACCACCAGCGCAAGTTCCATCCGTACATTGATTTAGCCAACCTCCTGTTATACTACTCATAATTTATTTTTAGTAGCCTACGCTGATTAACGAATTATGGATATAATTAACACCCATCTTAAATCTTGCTTTTACATAAACCTTTTCCTCCTTCTGGTCGTACCACAATTCCAAAGCAGTTTCAGGACTTAACACGTCAGTTGCCAAAACCTTGTTTAAAGGAGTTGTATATTCAACGTAATTCGGTAAAGTTGTTCCTAAACTGGTAGCGATTTCATCCCATCTCCATTGTGGAATAACTGGTACACCTCTGAAGGTAAACTGCTCTTGCCCATTAATCAATTGCAATAGACCATAATCTCCACCACCGCCATCTTCAATGTCTTCCCTTAATTGGGAGTAAACCGAGCCAGTTACGTTAAATACCTTCTGATTTGCTGGTAAACCTTTTAATTGTAATGGTGCTTGGTCATATACGGCACGAAGGATGCCAAAGCCATCACCAGCCGCTAAAGCACTTCCTGAACCAGTATCCGTTCTTGGAATTAAATCATTGGCAACTAAATCTGGATAAAAAACTGTCCAAAAACCATCTAAAGAATCATAGTTAGGATTGTTTGATGCTTGGTCACCAAAGTAAGATAAACGAGTAATGTCTTGACGTATCGCTTGTTGTGTACGAGTTAAAAGTATGTTTTCAATTAACGTACCTGATACATCTGGTAACCTTGTCCCAGTCTTTAATAACTCCTCAAAAACTGTGTCTTCAAATTCGTCCCAGCACATCTCAAGGTCAACCTTCATCTTTTCAACGTCGATTGTTCTTTCGTAAATGTCTGTCTTTCCAACTGGAGTAAAGCCGCAGCCTGAATACTTTCTTACGATGTTTTCCAGAGCCGCAACAAAAACCATTTTCTTTTTATTTGCAACGTTTCCTAATACACGAAATTGTGAACGTAAATCGTCATCAAAAAAAACAGGTTCTAAAAATATATTGTTTGCTTCCGTACCACGAAAACTAACATCTAATTGACTAAATTCAACGATTGCCATTGTTTTTTAAATTTTATAGGTTAGCGTAAGTAATTGTTGCAGTCGTGTTGTTTAAAACTTCTGCATCAGATATCATGTAACTAAATTCAGTTTTTGCCCCAGCCTTTGATGTCGCAAAATACACCTTCCAGTCATTACTCTTATTCAAAGCAGTAGTTGTTACATCTATTGCTGCACTTGGAGCTGATGAAATCCATCTTGTTGATGCACTATTACCACTTTCGTCATAAATAGTAAATCGTAAGTAATCAGATGCCGAAGTAACACCATAAATAGGTGTAGCGGTGAATCTTGCTCCAGCAGTTGCAATGTGCCAAGAAAAACTTACTGGTATCCTATCTTCATAGGTATCAACCCCATACAATTGTTCGGCATTTATGCCTTCTGAATTTGCATAAGGATTTGTACGGTTAAGGCTATTCTTGTTGATATACGTTGCCGTTGAGGAATAACCATTAACATTTTGAGCTGTTGATGCGTTAAATGCCATTATCGTAATGATATTTTGTTTTTGACTAAATTAGCAAAAGAATCAAATGGACTCGATTTTGCTTTGGTTTCAATTACTTTTTCATTTGCTGAACCTCCTGAAGGTAAACCTACTCCCTTCTTTACTTGCGCTCTTAAGGCAACTAACTCTGCACTTAATGTTTCAAGAACGGTTTCGATTTCAGCGATAGACGATGTTTGCTCGTTTGTTTTTTCGGTTAATGCTGCCATCTCTTCAGCAGTCAAAACCGTATAACCTTTTTCATTTAAGGTGTTAATTGCAACTTGCAATTCATCTACTTGCTCAACTTCAACTACTGGTTCAACTGTTTGCTCAACAACTTCTGTCTCTGTGCTATTAAGCAATGTTTTGATTTTTTCTAAAATAGAATTACCCATTTCATCATTTGTATTGTTAATTAATAAAGCTGCTGGTACATTTTGAAATTTGTTTAGGCTCGTTTGCAACGGTAAGACATCTATCTTTTTTTCGCCTGACTGAACAATTTCGTCAATAAAACCAAACTCCTTTGCCTCTTGTGCGGTCATCCATGTTTCTGCTGCCATCATTTTCTTAATCTTCTTTCTCATGTTCATTTCATCACCCTTGCGTTTTTTAACCGCATTTTCGTAAATATCAAGTAACTTTTCGTCCATTTTGTCTAACAATTCAGCCGTTGCCTCAAGTTCATCGGAATTACCTATTGAATAAGACCATGCACGGTGAATCATCATAAATGAATTTTCAGTCATCCTGACTTTATCCCCAGCCAACAGTACAACCGTTGCAATGCTTGCGACCAAGCCGATTCCTGTTGTGGTTGTTTCATTGGGATAGTTAGCAATTAAATCAGCCATGCCCATTCCTTCGGTAATTGAACCACCTCCAGAATTAATCATTAATTCAACTGCTGAACCATTGGCTTCGTTTAAACGATATTTGAGACCGTCATAACCATTGAAGCCATTTGAAATTTCACCTAATATGTCGATTTGAAAATTAGCCATTATACTGTTTTCCTTTTCTCTTTGTATTTTTTTAAACTTTGATTCTGCCCAAGTTTTCATGGCTGAACCGCCCCAAGCATCATACATGATAGAACCACATATTTCCGAACCATCTTCATCTATATATTTTCCAACATCATAAACTTCGGCACGACTCAAGAAGGAATACGTTCTGCGCACTTCATCTTCCGTTAGACCTTCACCACTGCTAATTTGCTCCGCCCTAAACCAGCCGACCCGAGTTCCACAATCAGAACCATTTTCCCTCTTGTGTTTCAACGCTCTTCTTGCGTTAGATTTGGCTGCATCTGGATAATCTGCGTAAGTCATTTAAAAATAAATTTATAATTCAAAGTTATTATTAGATATTTTCTTTTTTGCCTTTTTGTTTGATTTGAAAACCATAATGCTCTGGGTGTTGTATCATATTATAAACGTGTTTTTCCGAAATGCCAGTTCTATCTGCTATTTCACTTATTGCATCCATCTTTGAATGATTAGTATACAATGCCTCTGGGTACAATTCCATGACCATATATTTAGCCACCGTCTTTTCAGATATCAAATTACACGAAATAAGGTATTTCGTATAAGCCAAAAAGGTCGCTTGAATACCTTCTTTATTGCAATGTTGAGTAAATCTATTCAGGATTGACCATGCAAAATCGTTAATTAAATCGTTGTGGATAGGTTCAAAAGCCATATTATTCTCGCCAAAATTGTACTATTTGCCTCATTTTTCCGACTACTTTTGTCCTACACGCTGGACAATTTAATCTTTCAGGCTCATAGTGGTTAACAAAATTGTTATAGATATAAAACAAATAAGACATATCAGAAGGGTCGATACTTAAAACTCGGTAAGTACGGTCAACCGATGCAATGACCTGTTCTTTATATTCTTCTGGAATCCTTGAAGCAAGTTCTGCCCAAACGTTATCAACTTTCATACAATTACACATTTATAATGTTGCGTTTACTTTTAATTTATTACCTTCTGCCAAATCTCGAGCAATGTCATCGCTAACGACATAGGCTTGTAATCGGTCAATTCTTGAATTAATTGCATCGGTTTTTGCATCTAAAACGGCAATTAAATTATCAACTCCTTTAGTTGCATTGGTTATAGTTGCTGGTGCTGATATTGGCGGCACTAATCCACCATCGGCAAAGCCTTTAATACCTAACTTCCTGAATGTAGGTGAACCACCTAATAATGCTTGCTGCCTTTGATTCAATACAACTTCTCCACGTTTAACAAATGCAAGAACGTTGTCACCATTTGAACGAGTTGGTATATTTTGCTTTTGATTAACCCTTTGCCCAGTAACTACACCACCCTCTGCCAATGGTTGAGCGGCTATTGTTGCAATCTGTGCTGCTGTTGCAATACCAGTTGGAATGGCTGCTGCTAAATTTGCTGGGAAAGGTACTGAAGCCAATGCACGTTGTATGGCTAAAGCACCCTGAATGATTGCCTGTAATAAAGCAATCTTTTTATCTTGTTTGGCTGCCTTTAACCTTATTGCCTCTGCTTCGTCTTGTTGTTGTTTTAATAATAACTTTTGTGATGCAATATCCTTTTCAATTCTCTTCTTTCTTAATCCAGATGCTGCTTCTGCTTTTGCTTCAAGTTCGGCAATGTTATTTTCAGTATTTGTTATTTGTTGATTTATTGCTTCTGCCTCCTTCTCTGCTCTTGCCTGTTGGAAGGTTGAAATAATGTCGGTAACAGAAAGGATTGATTCCCCAATTGCATCTATTAACTTTTGAGTATTTTCTTTTTTTGTTTTTAATTTTTCTTCATCCAGTTTTTTTAATTTATCATCAGCTTCCTTTTGTTTCTTAATATTATCTTGAGTTTCTTTTTCAATTTCATCAAAAGTTTTTCGATAAATATTGACTTCCTCTTTTGATAAATTTTGTTTTGCAATTATATAATTTGTCTCTGCATTTTGTCTTTCTACGATTAAATTATCATAGTCCCTTGTTCCTTGCTTTTCAAGTGCAATTAAGGCGTCAATTCTCTGTACTTCTGCATTATAATCATCTTTTAATGTAAATCTTTTTTCATTTAATTTTTCAATTTCATCTTCAGTTGTATTTTCTTTTGCCCTTGCAAGATTGATGACTGACTGGGCAACTTTAAAGTTTTGATTTATTTCATTGATTGCATCTTGCTTTTTCTTTTCTGCATTTAAACCAAGTATTTCATTTTGAATTTCAATAGATTTTTTTATTTCTTCATTAACGGCAGTAAGTTTAACTCCTATTTCCTTTTGTGTTCCAGAACCAACAACCGCCTCACCAAATGCCTTTTGCAACTTGCTTTGTTCCTCTTGTAGTTTTGCTAATGAACCATCGACAAAAGCCTTTGCAATTTCTTTACCAGAATTACCTACCTCATCTTTATTAATAATTGGTTTAAATTCTTTTAATTTCTTTTCAAGAACCTTTATTTCTGCATCTGCTTTAATATAATCAGGTGTACCAAATATTAAAGTTTTTCTTAACGCTCTTTTTTCTGCTAATGTTTTTTCAATTCCAGCTTCAGTTTTAGTCCTAAATATTAATTCATCCGCTGCTCTTTTATCTGCTGCAATTTTATCTTCCTTGTTAATTTTATTTAATTCATTTCGATATACATCACTATTAGCTTTTAAAGCTGCTTTTAAATTGAATCCAGCAGCAAAAAATGTAGTAAATCCAGTTGATATTGCCTTTAATGTTGCTGGAAATTTATTAGCGATATCAAGTAAATTGACTAAAAAATTATTAAAAAATGTTTTTGCTCGATTATTTAATAAAGTAAATTCACTTGCAGTATCTCCAAGCAGTTCATTTAAAGCCGCTTGACTTTCCTGAAGGTCTAAATTACTTTCATATAAGGCTTTTTGTTGGTTTTGATATTCATTTGTACTACCTAATATTTCATTTGTTTTATTTAAAACATCGCCTAACGATAAAACATATCTTCCAGCATCTTCACCAGCACCTACAAAAACCGTTGATATTAACCCTTGTAATTCTTTTCCAGATACTCCAGTCGTTTGTATTTCTTTTGTAACTAAAGCAAGGGCATCCCTTCCACTAATAGCATTAGTATTTAAATCAGAAAACAACTTTTCTGTAAAATCAGAACCTAATGCATCATTGAAAGCATCTTTTACAGATTTTGTCTGTTCCCTTGTTTGTGTTCCAAACTCTTTAATTGCATCAATTGCCTTATCACTGTAAATCCCTTGATTAGCTGAATCAATGGCAATAGCCGTAAATTCTGATAAACTAAAACCAGCTTGACCAAGTTGTGATGGGTATTCTCGTAAAGAATCTAAAAACTCACCTTGTGCATCTGCACCTTTACGAAAACCTAATTCAATAGCACTTAATGCTTCTGGAAAACTAACTCCTAATTCCTTACTTGCCGTATTAGCCGCAACAACAATTTCATTTACATCTTTATTATAAGTTACTGCAATTGCTCTTGATTGTGCTACAAAACTTTGTAATGTTGAACCAGTTTCACCAGTAAAATTGCTTACTTGTGCTGACAAACGTCTTGTTTCTTCAACTGTTTGATTAATACTTGAAAATATTTCACTTATAGCACTAAAGGCAGTTAATGCGATACCGATTGCGCCAAGACTTAAATTAACCGCTCCAGTAGTCTTTCCAAGTGCAGTTATGCCGTTACTTACACCACCAATCGCCCCAGTTACTTGACCTAATGTTCCACCTAACTTTGGGAAAAAATTACTTAATGCTTCCGTATAACCACCAACGTTTCTTTGAAATTGTCCAACCGAAGCATCAATGCCTTTTAATTTTTTGTCTAATGCAGTAATTGAAACAAGTAAATCCCTTGCTTCTTGACTTGTATCTTGTTCGGCTGCTGCTAAATCTTTATACCTATTTCTTTGGTCGTTTAATTCTTTACTTAACTTACGGTAAGCACCATTTGCCTTATCAGTTGCGGTTATCTCCTCATTCCTTGTTTTAATTTGCTCTCTGACAACTTTGTTAACTTCCATCTGTGCTGCCTTCAGGTCAATTAACTTTGCCTCAAGTTTCTTTAACTCCTGAACATCAGATGTCTTTTTAATTTCCTCATTGACAAAGGCAATTGCCCTTTTCAATTCGGTTGCCGTTTCAATGGTTCTGCCTAAACCATCGATGACTATTTCAAAACCAACTACTTGCTTTGCCATTATCCTTTAGTTACTCCGTTAATAATTACTTCATAATTTGAACCTTCATAGTGAACATTTGAGTCAATGGTTACGGTTGACCCTGATATCGTATATTGAATTGAAGGCAACAGTTTTTGTCCATTCTGGAAAACAAGAACATTGGCACTTTGAATGCTTACTTGTGTCAACCCTGAATTGACTGGTAGAACCAATACATTAGTACTTGAATTTATGAATGGATTGTATGAAAGTTGAATGTTAACCGTTACACTACTTGCACCAACCAAACCTGACCCTGAACCAGTTACCGTTCCACTCTGTGGTGATGCTCCAGCCAAAGTTATTGTATTTACCACTTTAGATAAATCAGTCGTATTTGGTTTTTCATCATACAATAAAACCGTCTTTGCTGGTCTTTTGCTCTTTGGATTGTACTCCAATTCCTGAAGAATAAATTTACCAGTACCAATCAAACCTTTCCTCCTGAATGACAAATTACTTATTAGACTATTATCCCATTTGACATAAGTTGTATATAACTTGCCTAACTCAATTCTTTTGTATGTCTGCAAATGAAAGGTCTTAAATACCCCTTGCATTACATTTGAATAATTGGTAACCTCATCACTAAAGGAAAGATTGAAATCAACACCACTTGGGTCGTTATAATTGACCATAAACGCTGCTGGGAAATCAAAGGCACTTGAAGCACTTGATGTCTCATCATACAACCTTACATAACCATCATAGCCGTTTCGCCTTCCAGCATAATAAAGCAAACGTGGTGCTAAAGAATAATTTGGTTCTGCATCTGTCACCGTGTTATAATCATCACCAAAGACTAAAGGCATTTGCGCTCCGTACGTTCCACCTGATGTAATTGCAACATCATTAATGTGAATTGCTTTTGCAAAGAATTTTGTATAAATAAATTCAATCCCATTTTCAAATCTATCTGTTGGAAAGTTGTAGCCACCTGAATAGATATTTACCCCTCTTCTTTCTTCCTCTTTGTTTGTCGTATCATCATCGGTTGCGTAAGCCAATACTTGACTTGACTTGTAGCCATCTAATATTTGAAACTCTGCATCTTCAATTTTTCTGGTGTTTAAATCATATAGGTCTGTATCCTTAAAGAAGCCAGTAAACGATGTCAATGTTCCAACACCTGTTGCATTGGCTTTATATCTGACCGTGTAATCATCTTTTGGATATGCATAAACTTGTTTGCTTTGTACGTCTGTCTCCCATGCAAGATTAAAAATCAATGTCAGGTCGGTAATGATGTCCCTAACATACCAACTGTTAGGTATTATGTATTGAAGGTTATAAGTTTCGCCAACATCAATGACTTGTTTTTCAGCAACAACAGATATTGAACCAGCTAAATTTAAGGTAAATGATACGTTTTCGTATCTTAATTTTAAAATTACGCTTGAATTTGCGTTAATATCGTCTAAATATTCAAGTAAAATTGAGTCATTTAATACGGTTTCATTGGTTAAATCATAGATTGAAACGGCAGTCCCATCAATCTCCCAGAACAAAATTAACTCTGCAAATTGGTTAATGTCTCCAATAGAAGCCGTTAAATCTATGTTTAATTCAGCAATTAACTCATATAATGCTGCAATCGGTGTTGTATATGTTCCACCAGTATAATTGTTGCCAGTATCAAAGTTGGGTGCGGTTGTTTCATCAGTAAACGTTATGGTCAATGTGCCATAGTCTCCAGCCGAATAAGTAATCGATGAAGGCGAAGGATTTGATGCCCTTAAGTTAACAAAGTCCTTTATGTAATCTGCATCAAGGTTTAAACCCATTGGTATAATCAAACGATTAAATGGGTCTGTCTTAAAAATACTGTTTATCTGATACCCTTTGTTGGCAAATGCTTTTTCAAGTATCTGCCAAATAAAAATGGCTGGGGTTAATTCATTATCTAAAATGTAATCTTCATTTTCCCACGCTCTCCACTTCATCAGGATAAAACACAATTCAGCCGTTGTTGGGTCGTAGTTTTCCTTTATCGATGCCGTTGAAACTGTGATTGTCTGCCACCCTAAATCTCTTACCAATATATTACCAACATCGGCAAACCAATCCGCATTGTTGCCAATTAGTGCAACCTTGTAATCTTTGCCTTGAAATCCTGAATGTATATTATTGATTGCTCCAGAATCGACACGACCTTTGCCAACTAAAATAGGTACACCGTTTGCCTCTAACCTTGCGTCAAATAGTTTATAAGCATCTGTAATCACGCTACCTATTTCCTGAATGTTTTCAAATACTTCAAGATTGGTTTTGGTTGCTGGTAATTTTATATTTCTTTTAGAATGTGCGCCCTTTATATTGCCTAAATTAATTGATTCAATAGAATAGTTAACCGTGACGTTTGTTTCATCTTGGTCAATGTCAACTTCTGTATTGTTTACAAATAATTTAATCATAGTTGGCTGATTGGCTGATTGGCAAAGGTTAACTTTATAGATATATCTATGAAAGGGTTACGGTTGTTTGATGTGTTAATTGTATAATTTTCCACGATGACTGAAACATATTTGTTCTCTAAAACAACGTAAACCTCTGGTGATGAAATCAATGTGCTAATATACTCCGCCTCATCATTGGTTACCGAAGCGGTTACCACAATTGATTTATTAACTTTTGAATCACTTCTGATAATTTGTTTATCATAACTGTTTGCTTTGGCTAAACCACCAGCAACATTCCATTTTTGGCTTAAATTGATGATGTCTCCTTCAATCCTTTTTTCTTCTTCAATTAATCCTTTAAAGACAAATGACTCTGCCCCACCATGAATACCAAACCAATGAACCTCAATGTTGTCTGAACAATCTGGATTTAAATTGATTTTTATTTTTTCGCTCAATCTTGTATATGCTCCATCGTATCTTCCAACCGAAACATTGTAATAGGCATAAGCCGTTGATGATGCTGGAAAGTTTCCAACGTGAAATATAGCGGTTGAACCAAATAAGTTTGCTGCACCGTAACTAATGGTATATAAACTATTGTTAGCCGTACTATTTACCATGTCCACAACCGTTACCGATGATGACCCAGAATTGGTAAAAAATTCAAACTCTGTTGCATTATTTCCTCTACCTAAAAAGGAAAGGTAAAGATTAGTATTTTCATTTATTTCCCTTTGCCCATTTAAAGCAGTCAAGAATTTAAAGTCATTGCCTGAAGGTTGATAAAAGTCGGCAAGATTATAATTGTAGCCGTAAAAGTTGGCTGGTATAATAAAACAAGTTGATGACAATTGTTCTGATGTCGATGTAACCAAAAAGCCACTTGAGTTGATTGTCTCGGCAAATGCTTTGCAATACAATGACTTTATAACATCTGTATTCTCTGTAATTGAGAATGCACCTAATGAAGGGAAAACCGTTGTCTTGCTTTCTACGAATGGTGCTAATTCACTTTGAACAAAAGATTGAACGTTCGTATCAAATATAGAAGCGGTTGAATTACTGCTTGATTTTGAAGCCTTAAATGTTCCTGACAAAGACCCACCAACATAAACTTCTATCTTTTGTTGTACGGTTGCCGTAGCATCGACGTTTCTAAACGTCAATGGGTAAAGGCTGCTTGATATATCATCAGGGTTAATTGTGTAACTCATCTTCCTAATATTGATTTGTAATAACCTAATACGGTAACCTCAACGCTATACTTGATTGCATTTTCAATCAATTCAATAAACTTTGCATTGTTCTTTTCCAATGCTATTTCTATAAATCCAGTACGTCTGCCAGTACTTGAAAATCTTGCACTTGCTCTGGTTGGCATACCTTCTTTCTTATGTTTGGAAGCAATCGCAAAGGCTATTGATTTTGCTTCCCTATCACTTGCACCCATACGTTTTTTAGCATATTCAATTAAGCCTGAAATATATTTGCTTGGCGGTCTGCCTGAATTGGGTGTATAGGGTATTCTATCTGCTGTAACACCCTGATTATTTATTGCCATGTAATCCAGAACCAAACCAGTTATCTGTAATTCATTTACCTGAAACTTAACAACAGTTTCAATTTCTGAAATAGCCTTGCCAGTCAGGTTATGACCTTGAGCCTTCCACTCATTGACAACTGCCGTGATTGCCAAAGTTGATATATCTTTTGCTAACTGGTCTAACATTCTGAAATGACGTTTAAAACAAAATCTGCCTGAACGGTTATTAATCTTTGACTTGAGACAAAAGAATCTAAAGTCATGTTAACCCCTTCAGGTATATTGCCTACTGTTTTATTTGTATTTACATCTAACATAAACTTTTCAGCCAGAACAAGTAAATCAGACCATTTTTTAATTTGTCTGTCATCATTTGAATTGCCATTCTCATTGTAGCCTAATAAGTCATCAAAGAAAAGAGTTAGTTGGTATGCGTCCCTTCTTGTGATTGGATTGTTTATTAATGTTGGGACTTGGAAGAAAACACGTGGGAATAAGTTTGTAGCATCTTCCCCCTCTTGGTCGTATATCTTTGACCGTGTTCTGTCTGATGCCCACCCAAAAGAAAAACCGTTGAGACCGTTTATATTGTCGGTCGTTTCCTTTAGTAAATCTGCTAATTCTAATAAGGTCATTTCTTTGTTTTTTGTAACTCATGAATTAGGTTTTCTTCTGCTGCTTTAGAAGCAAGGTATTGAAAGACCTCATACAATTTTGCTTTTTCGCTTGACTCCATTGGCGTTAATCCAGTAATATTAAACAATCCACATTCAGCTATTTTCCTAATGGTCAAATACCAACCGTATTTATCACTCAATCGTTGAGAGGCAGCGGTAGATTTTGCATCGCCTGTTGGAGCATATAGGTCTGCAAATCTATACTGTAATTCTCGCTTTGCCTCATCAAAAAAAAAGACACCTCGTAAGCCACCTGTAAAGGCAACTGTAAAAAGTCAACCATATTCTTTTCAAAAACAAACTCATTGTATTCCTCACCGTTTTCCCTTAATAATACGGCAACCATGCGTAATAATCCTTCAGACTCATTGTTCTCAATTTGCTTTCGTGATTTGTCAAACTGTGCTGCTTCAGCAAATTCAAGCAATGTTGACTTTGCCATCAACTTATCTGGTAGTATATAAATTTTGCTGTTAAACTCGTATATCTGTTTATATTTTAACTCTTCAGGTTGCGTCATGGCGTTCATGATTTTGTCAAACAGAAACTTTAGGTATTTTAACTCCAGACTTTCAGCAACCCTTCCGTAACAAGCTGACAAAGGTATCTTGGTAAAGTAGTGAACGACATCTGCCATAAATGGATACTTTACCTCGCTTAACCAAACGTCGTCCATGATTTCCATCTTCTCCAAAAACTTATCTACATTTTCATTATAAGTCTTGAGTAATGAAGGTAAGAACCGCCTAACATTATCTTTGACTTCGTCCTTAATTAAAATATGTTCCAATTCCAACATGACATCTGCCCTACCTTGCTTTAAGTCAACCTTTAACTTCTTTGCATATTGCTTTATCTTCTCATAGGTTTCGTCCATCACGTTTTGAATCTGCAAGGCTTCTATTTCAACCATTGGATATCTTGGCAAAAGGTTTTTATGGAAATAGATAAACTCTTCCATCGTTACGTCTGCTGCATTTTCAGGATAGTAAAGGGGTTGATTCTGACCCTTTAGATGAAATTGTACTTTCATTTCTTTGCCCTTGATTTTTTGGTTGTTGGCTCTGGTGCGTTGTCAGCAATTACACTACTTTGTTCTACTGGTTTTACTGGGTTGGCTATTGGTGCAACCTCATGCCTAAAGATAGGTAGCGAAGGCGGTCGGTTTAATTCACGCCTGATGCCATTGCCTGATACTTGCAAAGCCTTTTCAATGTGGCTTCGTAGCTTCAAGTATTTTCGCCTTTGTAATGGAATGTCAATGATTTTCTGGTTGACGTATTCCAGAACTTTTAAAAGGGTTAAGCCTAATTCTTTATCTGTCATATTATTTTTTTATAAGTTTCGTTATAGTATTTATTTGCATACTTATCGTAATGTGAATATTCAAGACCATAAGGTAAAGCCGACATATAAGCCTCTATTATCTGCTCCTTTTCCATTTCTTTGGCTGTTTTGATTGCTTGTAATAATAAAATAAGGTGATTTTCATCAATATCAAATAATTTTACATATTCATTAAACTTTATAAGTAAAAATTCTACCGCAGTTTGTTTATCCATATTTATTTCAATTATAAGCCAATAAATCTGAACCTTCCAACAATTTAACCGATGCATACCTTAAGGCATCTGCCCCGTGATTATCCATGTCCAAAGGAATACTTGCTTTCTTGTCGTTCCAAATGTAATTCCTTAACTCGTACTTCATGTTGTAAGATTCAGGCGTAACTACCAACTGAAAATCGTTTATGAGTCGTATTCCATCAACGACAGAACCAGCGTATTTTTCCGTCTTTATGACATAAATGCCTTGTGATTGCATCGCTTGTATCAGTCTTGGTTCACTTGTGTCTGCTATTATCATGTCGTTGGTTTCAACGAGGTGTTTAACCTTCGATAAAACCATTTCATAAGATAGGTTTTGTTCATAAATTACTTCGTGTACATATATCTTCTTTGCCCCTTTGTCAACTGCTACCTTGATTAAGGCTAATGGGTCTGGATAGAAGCCAAAGTCAAGACCATAGGCGAAAGGCAAACTTTGGTCAAATTCACCTTCCACCCAATTTGGATATATTACACCTTGCTTCTTGTCTAACCATTTTCCTAAAAATCTGTGTTCGTATGCTTCTTTGTTTTCCTTTTGTAGGTTGTCAATTTTATCAATGTAATCTTGACTTAAGTTTTGTTTGTTGTCAAGGTATGTCGTATGAATGTGAGTTATAAAAGGACTGTTGCTGATTGGCACTTGCACTCCGTTAATAACTTCCATCTTGTGTGACTTCTCAAACCACCGTTTCCAAATCCAATGCTCCACCGATTGTGGGTTCATGACAAGAATAACAATGTTAGGAATGTCAGGCATCCTTATTGACTCGTCTATTGTGTTAAAATCTTTTTCGTCAGTAAACTCTTCTGCTTCATCAACGATAAAAACATTGAGACCTGTTATTGACTTTAACTTTGCCGTTTGATTTCCAGATGATGTTTTGATGCCTGAAAAGATAACACTTGACTTTGTAGCCTTGTGAGATATGTAACTGTTGCTTATGTCAAATTCATCTGCCACACCGAGCAAATCCAATTTCTCTCTGAACTCTGGTATTACAGAAATATTGGCTGATGATAACGTGTAACGTGTGTAAAGGATTGTCCAATTCTTGTAATATAATAACATGTTACAAACCCAAAGTGCGACGGTAAATGACTTTGCTGAACCACGTCCACCAGTCATAAGGAAATATCTGGTGCGAGGTTTCCATAATGCTTCGTACTTTTCATTGACTTGTATCTGCATCCTTTTTCGTTCCGTCAGAAAATATAATGGTTGGCACGGTTACTTTTTCACCTCCAGTAGTTACGTCTATTTGTTGCTTTGATTTGCCGTAAGCACGGTCAAAGAGTAATTGTGCTGCTCTAATATCACCTTTGGCTGCCTTGCCCCTTAACATATTTAAAATGGCTTGTGCTGCGGTGATTCCGTCCTTTTCCTCGCCTAATACTTCAGCCATAAGCAAGTCAATAGATGGGAGTTTCTTTGGTCTACCAACGTTAACCGTGTTTCCAGATTTTAATTTGCCATTGTTCTTTCCTTCCCTCATAAAACGAGTTTTTAACGAGTTATTCCAAACCAACAAAAGCTTTTAATGGGTAAAATATTAATGAATTACGATATCCCCCTTCATGGGTTGGTATTATAGGGGTAACACCATGAACGTTTCTCCACGCTGGGTAAACTAATATTGAGTTATCCCTTTGCCCTATTGTTGCCCCGTAATCAGGTATATGTAAATCACCGCCTTTTGAATTATGTTTTTTGCAAATTATCACGTTTACTGCTCCAACTATATTTCCTGTATCCCTATGAAAAGGTGCTGAAATATTATAATTTGAAATTGAACTTGTAAATAAATTTGCAAACCTCCATTTTTCTGGCACGTCTTTAAATAATTCAACTTGCTTTTCGTATTGGCTTGGCAATATTTCTTTTATAAGTTGTTCGCTTTCTTTCGCCAAAAGTAACATAGCTTTTATAAAAGTTTGTGCAGTTTTTACACTATGTACTTGTGAAATATTAGGATATGGTCTCCTAACCATTGGTTTAGGGGCAATACTGCCTAACAATGCACTCATTTGAGAACATCCTTTTCCTTCTTTAAATATCTGTTGAGGTGATTTACCTTCTAATTGAGCCTTTTTTACAACGTCCAACCTATCCATAACTGTTTTAGGAACATTATTTGTATTAAACTCTTTGTTAGCCAAGTCTGCTAACTTGCACATTTTTTCAGGCATTTGCGTCAGGTAAAAACCTATTGGTTCACCATCTGCATAAAAAATGCAATCCTCTGTTACATTAGGTTCAATGTATTCACATTTGTCCCCAATCTTTACATTATGTTCAACCTTGATTAAATCTATTCTTTTCATAATCATTCATTAAATGCAAAAACATTTGTACAGGCTGGAAACCAACTTTTCTGCCATGTGTTATAATCCCTTGTTTTAAACTTTGCCGTGTTTCCGACATCTTTTAAGTCTGAATATTGTTTTTTTTGCTTCTCTATAATATTCCAAAACCTTTGCAAATTATCATCAATGTCAAAACTCCATTCATAAACTAATTTAGAAAAAACCTTTTTTGTGTTTTCTAATATTAACATTTCCGCACCTTCAATGTCCATCTTACAACAATCAAAACTTTTTGCTTCTTCATCAAAGTTTATACATTTAACTTTGATTCCTTTGTTATTCCATTTTTTTACAATCGAATTTCTCCAGACATTATTATTATTCCCAATAAATAAAATCAATTCCTTTACATCATTATGAACCAATGCAACTTCTTTTATATTTGCCTTGAACCCATTTAACTTTAAATTTTTTTCAATCATTTCACAATTATAAGGGTCTGGCTCATAAACTGTAACTTCAGCACCTTTTGAACAAGATAATAAAGTAAACGCTCCAACATTGCCGCCACAATCCATCCATTTTTCATTTTGCTCAATTGTCATTCCTTTCTTTTCGTATACTTTATTTCCGATAACCTCTTTAAATGTTTTTAAATCTGAAAAACCTTCCCGATGATAAAATTTAATTCCATTAATACAATCTTGAATCATTTTCATAATTTATCTTTTTCAGCC